TCGATGAACTCATTAGCGTTGATGATATTCAAGAGAAGATCACTGAAATGGAAGACCTTGTTCAAAGTACTGATATCGTCCAGTTCACGAAACTCTAAATTCACGATTGGATGTGTTATTTCACATTGCTGAACCAACGCAGGTTCTACCAATTCTAATAAATTCTTGAAAATCAAGCTCTCATAGGAAACTAATATATAATTGTTACTATCAATAAACATGCCATAGGCATATTTAATTGATTTATTATTATAAATATACCTTACCTTCTCTTCAAAGGGAATGTCGACACACATTCTAGGTTTGCGTAAATGTATACGGCAAACCCTGGGAATCACATAGTAAATAACATTCTCTCTGTGATTCATAAGAAAGAAGTAGTGGGGGGTCTGGAATTGTTGCTGCTGCTGGCACCAATTCATCACGGAATGCTTCATAACGAAGCCTCCCATGAAGAAAAGCATGACGCAATGATTCGCAAACTACGATTTTGGCGTGTTCAATTGATGTAAGATCTCCGACAACTCGCCAAGTCAGCATCTTATAGATGGATTTAAATTCAAGAGGAGCAACCCATTTTTCCATTTCATCATCAAAGCGAAATCCCCGTTTCAAAAACGTGATTTCGGTTATAGAATATTTTGGAAAAGGAGCTTTCGTCTTATCACTGGCATCAGATATTCGCATACCCAAATCAGCAAAAGACGAATTATGTCGCTCTGGAGTAAACCAATCAATCAACACTGATTTAAAGTTGTCATCACCATAATTAGCTAGTCGAACATTAAGGAAATAATCAAACGCTTGCATACAGATAGGGAAAGCCCTTACTATATCAAATTTTTGATTATATTCCTCAGTTCTCCATTTAATAAATGATAAAACATACACAATTATTTCCATACCTAATTCATAAATGCTATTCAATTCAGCAGTACCTAATTGTCCAGACGCTCCACCATTATTAAAAACATAAACAGTTTCTAAAATCTTAATCAACATGACCTGAAAAGATACAGCTAAAGCACGAACAATCATTAAATCTCGCTCACACCATCCAGATAAATGATAAATTCTCAATATTACCTCAATTGCTAAAATGTACAAACTCAACATTTTATCAAAATCAGAATAATCAGAATCTAAAAGATATTTAAAATCTTCACTCAAAATTTTCAATACCCATCTATGCCACTCACTGGAGCTAGCATTCATTCCAACTTTACATGGCATTTTATCACGATGTTTCTTCATCCAACAAAAGAAAGGACTCAAATACATACGCATTAACCACAACATGTAAAATTGACCACTAGC